AGAACTACCCAGTCTAAAGTGGACTCTTTATAAAACTTGTATGCAACGTTGTCGGGTCTTTCATCACCAATGATTTGATATTTGGTAAAGAATGACAAATCTCCAAAGATGTCCTCACGAATCTTTCCTCTTTTAAAAAGATTTTTTACATTATCGTAGTTCGAGATGTATTTCTCGTCTTTGTTACGACTAATGTATTCGAAGTTTGGAACTTGTCTAAAGTAAGGTTTTGACATTTTTAGTAACCGATTGTGGATTTGCCGGGTGCATCTTTGTCATAATCTTCGTTGAAGATTGGTTCAAGTTCATTAAACTGAAGAGTTAATCCGTATTGAGTCATCGTTGCTTCGGGATCAGCAAAGGTCGCATAAGAACCATCTGGAGTATAATCAACGCCGCATTGAGTCAATGAACAAATTTTGATGTTATTGATTGATGTATGTTCCTTATTGCCAGCGTTTCCATTTCTGTAGATAATCTTAAAAACATTTGGTGCTTTTAGAAATAAACCTTCTGCTCCAGCGGAACTTTTTCTAACTGCCATTCCCTGCTTGAAAAATCGAATGATACCTTTGACTTGTTTTGCCTCCTCATCGCTTCTTGGTGATAATCTAAAATTAAAGTTAAATGGTCTTAATTGTGGACCATTGAACAGAAGTTCTAAATTTGGATTCACAACAGCTCCAGAGAATCTTGAGAAAATGTTGAGACCAACTGCCTTGCCCGCAGCCCATTGTTGCAAATATTTTAGCACTGCATCGTTACCGGCAAACTGGGTTTTAAGTGCAGAAAAATCTGCTTCTTTCATTGTTCCAGTTATTGCACCTAAAGATTCTTGGGCGCCTAATAATTGTAGTGGGTTAATAGCACCATTTTGCCAATCAACAGTGTTAATATCTGAAATTGTTGGTTGAATTGGCAGAAAAACTCGTCCTAAAATTTTTAATGTACCATTTGGATTTGTACCAAACTGACGATCCTCTAAACCAAAACTTGTTGTTCGGATTGCATTTCCTTTAAGACCGCCATATTCAATCATCTGAAATTCAATGAAGTCCTGTTTATTTTGCGACAAACCAGTTGGATATACCCAATTTTTATAACTTCCTTCTTTTTGTTCAGTTCCTGCAATAGATGTTAGAATGGGAGCTCCGCCATCTGCCGGGTCAGTTGGTTTTGGTGCTCCTTGTAAAGGGTCGCTAGAACCTTGACTTGATACATTATTTGCCTTTGGCATACCAGCAAATAATTGTTGTCTTTGTGTAGCAGTGTAATTTTTGTTGACAAATGCAGCTCTCTGATTATTTGCTTGTGGTCCTAATTGGTTTAATAAAAAATTTTTATCTGTTTCAGATAAATTTAAATATGTTGATGTATAAGAATCAACGATTGTTTGAATATATGTTGGATTTCCACCTACCACTGCAGGATCAGATTGGAGTATTGGTGTTTTTTGTCCAATATTCGTAATATCATACGTTATTGATGCACCAGTTCTTTTATTTACATCAGTTTGATACCTCCTTATAATTCCTGGTAAAGGAGACATTTGGTATTGTAAAGTTTGAATGGGATCTGCCATTAGATGGTTTTTACCTATTTAGTGATGATTTTGGCATAAGGCAATGAACGAAGATACTCAATCTCATTATTTCGAATTACATGCATCTTTCCTGCGACTTCCTGCCAGGTATATTGTCTTGCCATTTCCCAATGAAAGTTAATTCCTTTGAATCCCCATCGTTCTACAGCAGTTACTGCAACCAAAGGATGCTCATCGTATGTAATTTCTTTTGTTTTTGGTATGTATATAAAGGTATAATATTTGCCAACGTCAGGAATAAATTCAGATTCTGTAAAAACTTCAAGAATATTCATCATAATAAGTTCTGCATCTTCAGAACCATCTAGTTTTCTTTTTAATTTTTCGACTCTTGAAGATGCCATTACTTGATTCCGAGTTCGTCTTCTGTGATGATCTTGAACTCAATCATATGATCCTTACAAAACTCTTCTGCAGCCTTCCACTTTGCTTCATTGGTTGCATAAGTATAAATTTCATTAATATATGACTTAGTTGCTCTTGCCTGTGGTTTAGGTGGGCGAGTTTGTTTTTTGGGTTTAATTTCTATAATATATTTTTTAATTTGTCCATTATTTTCTTTGACTTTGATGATAAAATCTGGAAAATAAGTTCTAACTTTTTTTCTCACAGGATCATAATATTTGATACGAATTTCTTCGGATCCCCATGCTATAATATTCTCATTCAAATCACACCAGCGACAAAACACCCGTTCCCAACTACTCCTGCAAACAATATTGTTTGGATCACCTTGGTACTTATTGGGATATGATGGTTGATAGCGACTCTTAATACTTTCTGCCATTACCCATATACATAATATATAAGTAAATCTATTTATAGATGCCAGTACAACCTACAAAGGTAACCGTAAGTCAATTAAAGGCTAAACTACTTCGTCCTGCTCTAACTTCACATTTTCTTTGTGAATTTGGAATACCTGGAGGATTTGAAGGAAAACTTGGAATTACTTTAGATGATTGGTTAAAGCAAAAACAATCTGCCGGGTTAGCTGGGATAAGTTATAATTCAGTAAACGAAACTTTGCAGTTGTCTTGTTCTGAAGCATCTTTACCTGGGTCTTCATTACTCACAAATGAAATCAATAATGATTATACTGGCGTAACCGAAAGACATGCATATCGTCGATCATATGATGATCGAGCAGATTTTACTTTTTACGTTGGGCATGATTATTCAGTAATTAATTTTTTTGAGGGTTGGATATCATATATTTCGGATGAGCAAGTTGCAGGAAATTTTAAATCCGCAGCATATAACTATAGAATGAGATTTCCAAAAGATTATCAAACGGATTCTCTTTACATTACAAAATTTGAAAGATCGGTTGGAAGTGTAGAAAGTTCATCAACATTAAGATATCAATTTTTTAAAGCTTTTCCAATAAGCATTAATTCAATGCCAGTTTCTTATGATTCTTCCACTTTACTTAAATGCACAGTATCTTTTGCTTACACCAAATATTTGATCGAAAATAATTATGCTTACTCTGAAAACGAAGTTACTGCTGGGTTGAACGATTTGCCAGGAAGTATTACTTCGACTGCTCCAATCGCATAATAAATACTCACATACATCATAATACATCATGCCTTTACCTAAGATTTCTACGCCAACGTATGAGTTGGATTTGCCTTCAACTGGAGAAACAATTCAATACAGACCATTTTTAGTCAGAGAAGAAAAACTTCTTGTTCTCGCACTGGAATCGGAGAACATGAAAGAAATTTCGACAGCAATCAAAACTGTCATCAAAAACTGCATTTTATCAAAAGGAGTGAAGATTGAATCACTTCCAACTTTTGATATCGAATATCTTTTCCTTAATATTCGTGGCAAATCTGTAGGAGAAGAGATTGAAGTTAACGTCATTTGCCCCGACGATGAAGATATTACTGTTCCTGTGACAATTTCTGTAGATGACATTAAGGTTGTCAAGAACAAAGATCATAACAAACAAATTGAAGTTGATGACTCGATCATGATGGAAATGAAGTATCCATCATTGGAACAATTCATTAAAAATAATTTTGATTTCTCTGGTTCAAATTTAATGGATCAATCATTTGATCTTGTTGCTTCGTGTATCGATAAGATCTATCAAGGAGATGAAGTTTGGAGTTCTTCTGATGTAACTCAGAAAGAATTAATAGATTTTCTTGATCAAATGAATGCAGCACAGTTCCAGCAGATTGAAAAGTTCTTTGAGACAATGCCCAAATTGTCTCATACAGTAAAGATTAAAAATCCAAAGAGTGGTGTAGAGAGCGAAGTGGTTCTGGAGGGTCTTTCCAATTTTTTCGCATAGGCCTGGTCCACATGGATCTAGCCTCATACTATAAACTTAATTTTTCTCTTATTCAGTACCATAAATATTCATTAACTGAAATAGAAAACATGATGCCTTGGGAACGAGACATCTACGTTGGTTTGCTACAACAGCACTTAGAAGAAGAGAGACTTAAGCAACAACAAAATGCGTGACCAATTAGTTACAGAAACTATTGATGCTAGAATTCTAAGACTAATTGGTCTTGAGGAGGCTTTTGACCTCGATTATGATACGTATTTAATCCTTTTAAAAGAAGCGCAAGTTAAAGGGAAAAATACTTTACCTGCGGAAGAACAAGCAATTCTTGCAAACGAACGAAAAAGAATTCGTGGAAAAGTTGGTCGTTTTAAAACAAAAGCAATCAACGTCAATAATATAACATCTGTTGGAAGAATAGGACAGAAACTTCTTCCCACTGCAAGGGGAGTTGGATATGCCCCAATCGTAAAATCTTTAGAGAGCATCAGTAAAACTGTTGAATCAATCTCAGACAATCTGAGTGATCAGAGTAAAGATGATACGAAAGAAGCAGAGGAAAATAGAAAGGACGAAGAAAATAAGAGAAGAAGAAAAAGAGAAGAATCTTTAGAAGCAAGTGCAAAAAAAGTTGTATCTGCAGCTAAAAAATTATTTGCTCCAGTTCGAGGAATACTCGATTCAATCTACAATTATCTATTTTACACTTTTCTCGGTAGAGGAATTAATGAATCACTGAATTGGTTAGCGAACCCGGAGAATAAAAATAAAGTCGCTGCTTTAGGTCAGTTTGTTAAAGATTTTTGGCCTGCTTTACTTGGTACAGCAGTAGCATTTTTTACTCCACTAGGAAATTTTATAAGAACTGTTCTTGGTGAAATTGCAAAACTTGCATTTAGATTTCCATTAGTTGCAGCTGCTGCGGGAGTAACTGCTCTTGGTGAACTTGGTGCTGCAAAGATGCGGGAGGTAACTGGAAAAGAATATAGATTAACTGGATATGAAGGAACTGTACCTGGAGTTGCACCTGGACGTGTACCAGAAGTTAATTCTAAGAAAAAATCCGCACAGGAAGTAAAAGAGAATCAAGAAGCTCCATATGGAAGAAATCCTGATGGATCTCCAAGACTATTCCCTAAATTATTTGAATCTGGAGGATTTATCGATAAGAATACTGGTTTGAAAATTTCTGGTGCGGGACCTGATACGCAATTAACTGCATTGCAACCAGGCGAAGTTGTAATGAATCGTGCTGCTGTAAGAGCAATTGGTGCTGGTAATCTTCTTAATTTGAATAGAATGTTTGGTGGTCCAAACGCAAACAAACCAAAATTTGCAAATAATATTCAATTGGCTCAGAACGGTGGTATGGTTGGACAATTAATGAATTGGTGGAACAAAGGTAGAGATGTTAGAGTGCCAAATGAAAATCAAGCAAAATTTGGTGGAATAAAGCAATACTTTATGAAAAATCCAGACCCAACAACTTTACTTGGGGATGACGCTAAACAAATTACTAGAAGCGATAAAGCATTTAAATCTGGTGCTACTGGATATCGTGGGTGGAATCCATTCAAAGCATTTACTCCAAATATGGTGAAGACTGGACCAACACCAGCGATTCGTCAGGCTGTAGAAAGACCTTTAAGATCGTTTGCGACGACAATTCCAACAATGGGAAGATCTGCATCAAGATCTTTTAGAACATTTACAACCGCTGCTGTAAAATCAAATATTAGATTAGCAGTCATGCCCGTAGTTGGCGATATGTTGAGTCCAAAACCAGTTGGTGGAGATCTTCAAAGTGCCATTCAAAGAGGTGATTATAAAGGTCCTATGCCAACTCCACCATCAAGAAGTAAAACAAATATGATTACTCTTCCACCAGTAGTACAAAATGCTTCAATGCCAACTCCAAGAGCAGGAGGATCTGAAGTTCCTTCATTCTCTGCAGTTGCTCCTGGAAATCGTAGAATGGAAAATGCTCAGATCTACGGAATAGTACCATAAAATCATGGCAATAAATCCTCAGAAGTTATTACCACCAGCAAAACTTTCCACAGGTGAAAGAATGGCGGCCTCCTATGATAAGAAAATCGATGATCTTCTAAACTTTCAAATTAAAAAGAAACTTATTAATGTAGATAAACTGGTAAACAATACTAAAAAAGTAAAAGAAAAAACTAAAAAGCAAAAGAAAACAAGAAAAGAAAACGAAGAAAGAGAAAAGAAAGAAGGAAGATTGGAGCAAAAACAACCAAAAGAAGCATCAAAACTAAATCTTCCTGGTTTACCAAAAACTGGTTTTCTTGATAGTGTACAAAACTTTATTGGATATACTTTCTTAGGATATCTCTTTACAAATTATTCTAACAATTTTCCTGCATTAATAGGAGTCGTGAAGCAACTTCCCGCTGCAATGGATACTTTTGGTAATATCATTAGAGGAACTGTAGATCTTGCTGCTGGCATAATTGAAGGTGGGTACAAATTCGAAAATGATCTTCGTCAAAAAGTAGATGAACTGGGCGGTAAAGATGCCCAAAAAACATTTGATAAATTCATAGTCGGTTTCAAAGACATGATCAATTCGATCATGACTTTAGGTTTATATAAACCACCCAAAGAAAAAACTCCAGTTCCACGACAGGCATCTGGTGGTTATGTTCGAAAAATGGTCCCTGGTGGAAATGTTCCAAGAGCAGGAAGACCTGTAAGTGGACCAGTCAGTAGACAAATTCAAAAAGTAGAAACTAAAAAAATTCCAATCGTTTATAGGCAGATTAGTAATCCCGGTAAAGACATTGGTGGCAGAGAAAAAATTGAAACTATATTCCCATCATCAAAAGATCCAAAAACACCAGGACCATTAAACACTTTGGTGTTAACTTCATCAACATTGAGTAAAGTTCCTCTTATTGGTCCTTTGATGGGTGCTGCCGTTGATATTGCAATGGGACAAAAACCAGATAAAAGAATTTATCGAACCTTTGGTGATTCTTTGGCATATATGTTATCCCCAAGCATTAATGCACAAGCAAATACATCTGTTGAAAATATTGCTAGCACAATTGCTGCAATGGCTGAAGGTGGGACAGTTACCAGAGGGATTGCACGAAAGGGGACAAGTGTGGAGCAAATTGGACTTTCTTTAGCGAATCTTTTTCAAAATAGCATCGAAGGTAGATTAGCAAAAATATTTGGTGAAATTTTAAAAACAAAGCAAGCAAGTTTAGCTGGAGGTGAAGTTCCACCTGCAGAAATTTCCGAAGATACTAAAAACGCAGCAAATGAATTGATTGATTATTTTTCAAAATTATATGGAAGAAATGCAGCAATTGGAATTGTGGCAAACTTACTTCGTGAAAGTGGTTTAAGAACATATGCACCTGAAGGTGGATTCCACGGAATGGCTCAATGGGATGATAATAGGTGGTCAAGATTAACCACTTGGGCACAATCTAAAGGAAAAGATCCTATGAAAAGATCTACTCAAGCAGAAATGATTGCTCTTGAATTAAATGAAATGGGAACTGGAAATAGATTAAAACAAACTACAACTCCAGAAGAAGCAGCAAGTCTTTTTTATAATGAATTTGAACGAGCAGCTTATAGTAAACCAATTGTAGGAAATGCATACACTCCAGACAATCCCCACGAACAAAAAAATAGAGCTTTTATTGCAACTTTAACTGGAGCATCTTATAAGTATGTTCAACCTGGAAAAATAAAACCAGTTATTACTGGAAGATTTGGTGACTTGAGGACAACTGGTGTTCATGGAGGAACAGATTTGGCGGCTCCATCTGGAACTCCATTACGTGCAATATCTGATGGTAGAGTGATCGAATCTGGTGAAGATCCTGGTGGATGGGGATATTATTTGGTGTTTAAAGATAATCGGGGGATATATCATTTATATGGTCATATGCCAGAAAAAGTTAAAACTGGAAGTTTTAAACAGGGTGATATTATTGGCATGGTGGGATCTACTGGGAGAACTAATGGTCCACACTTGCACTGGGAAACGGGGACTGGATGGAATGGAACAATAACTGGAAAATTTAATCCACTTAGTAGATATAGTGAAAATGCTCCTTTTAGCACGAGAAAAGAAGAGAAAACAAAAATAGTAAAACCAAAAAAACAAGCAACATCTTTAGAAAAACCATCATCTGCCGAAGTTGCATCATCAAAACCAAAAATTATGGATGCTGCACAACAAATTGCAATGGAACCATCATATGCAACTACTGGAGGTGAAACTACATTTGTTATGTTAGAAAAAATCTTATTAAAAGAAGTTACAGGCCCTGCTCAAGCAACTGCGTCTGTATCAAGCATTGATTTTCCTAGAGTAAATAGTACAATACCGTTTATCGCATGACATATCAAACTCCCAATATTGCTGCTAAGGAATGTGATATATCCAAGTTTGAAATTACTTCAAACGAAGGAAAAACTTTAAATGTTTCTTTGGGATGCGTACAACTTCAATATTATGAAAGTATCTTGGACAACACAGTTCGTGTGAGCACAATATTGGTCGATTCTGGTGATAGAATAGGTGAACAAAGTGTCTCTGTTTTGGAAATGGAAGACTTGAAATTGACTGGTGGAGAAGAAGTTTCTCTTGAGATGGAGGATGGATATGGACAGAAATTAAAATTTTCTGGAGACAGTCAACTCAGAATTAAATCCATTCATGATGCGATTGAAACAAATACATTGTCTTATATGATTGATTTGTGGTCAAAAGAATGTTTGGATAATGAACTTGTTGAGACAAGAGTTACAAAAAGATACGATGGAAAAATATCAGATTCTATTGAATCAATACTTAAAAATGCATTGAAGACTCCAAAAGTTATTGATACTGATGAGACAGAAAATCTATTCAGTTTTCTTGGAAGATCTGAAAAACCATTTTATAAATGTGCTTGGTTAGCAAAAAGATCCATTCCAACTGGATCTACTGGAAAGAGTGCAGGATATTTATTTTTTGAAACTGCTGATGGGTTTAAGTTTAAATCGATTGATAAGTTATTTGGACAAAATTATAAAAGAAAGTTAATTTATACTCGTACTCCAGATCTTCCAGATGCATATGATGCAAAGATACTTGAGTATTCTTATGATAGTGCAATCGACGTAGAAAAGGTATTGCTTACTGGAGCTCTTTTTAGAACAGAATTGAGAGCGACGAATTTTTATGACAATAAACCAAGAAGAAGCGAAACATCTCACCAAAATCAACAAGATGAAGATAAAATGGGAGGCAAAGAGCACCCTACGATTGCAAAAGATTTGGGACTTCAGGACAAAGCAACTCGTGTTGTTGTTCGATATGATAAAAAAGGAGTTTTGCCTCCTGGCAAAAATTTAGAAGAACAACTTAAAAAATCAAAGAACAATGATTATGATATTGATTCAATTATTCGCCAATCTGCGATGAGATATAATCAATTGTTTACACAAAAATTGTCCATGACAATACCAGGAGACTTTGGATTGAGGGCTGGGGACATTATATATTGTGACTTCCCTGAGATGACAACAAAGAATATGAGATCCGTTAGTCACAAAAAAGGTGGTCTATATATGATAGTAGACTTATGTCACTTAATAACAACTAATAAAACTTTTACTAAACTTCACTTAGTAAGAGAATCTATAGGAAGAAAACCTTTCTAATTTAAAGCAATGGGCAAAACACTCCAACAACATATTAATGATGATCGGGACGAATTAGATAATCCCGAAATTAATTCGCAACGTCGTCGCCATATTGAGGATGAACTTGATGCATTAGAACAGTATCAAGTCAATCATCCAGATGAAGATCATGATCCCAATCCACTTGAATTATTTTGCGATTCCCATCCAGATGCTGCAGAATGCAGAATCTATGAAGACTGATGCAAGGAACTTTATTTAATCAAGAAAACGCAGCCCTACAACCAATGTATTTTTGGTTTGGGCAAATTGTTGATGACAAAACTTGGAAAGATAATGAATTAAGAACGAAATGGGATGATCCTCAACAAATTCCTGGTTGGGGATCTAGATTTCGTGTGCGTATTTTCGGACGAGATATTGGAGATGTAGAGAATTCTCGTCTGGATATGGCAGAGTGTATATATCCAGTTACATCAGGTTCTGGTCATGCAGCGAGTTACCAGACCGCAAATTTAAAAAAAGGTGCATATGTTATTGGATTCTATCGTGACGGAATTGATAGAGAAGATCCTGTAATTCTTGGTTGTCTCGGCAATAACGATCAAACACAATTATCACAAACAATTCCACTCAAACCATTTGAGCCTCATAGTGGATTTGTTGATGAGGGTGTACCATACTATTCGATTCCCGTTGCACCATATAAACCAATTGAAGGAAACACTGGTTCTTCAACCACACAAAATAATGCTAATGACGAGCAACAAAAAGATGATGGAAAACAGCAAAATGCAATTAAGTCAAAATGTGATCCTGCAGAACTTCAGGGAATCCAAAAAATCCTGAAGCAATTAATTAAAGATATTGAAAATGCTAAGAAGCAAGTTAAAGACTGGAAGAATACTGTTTTAAAACCAATTAATTATAAGGGACAGCAGATGTCCGTGTCTGATTATATTCAGATGAAAATTAATAATGCTTCGAAGGATATTTCCAAATTCTTCAAAGATATTATTGATGGAACCAGAAAATGGACTACGGAGAAGATTAATAATACGATGAAGGATACGTATTATCTTCTTCATCCAAATGAAAGACCGGAATTAAAAGAAAAAGTAGAACAGGCCAACGATACTCTTTCATGCTTGTTCAATAAAATTATTTCCAATCTCTTAAAAATGATTGGAAAAGCACTTCTTTCAATGGTGAATCAGGTCATCAATACCGCAGAGTGTTTGCTTAATAACTTTGTTGGGGGATTGCTTGGAAAACTAGTTGGGTTAATTTCTTCAGCACTTACAAATATTTTAAGACCAATTGAAGCATTAATTGGTGGTGTGTTTGATATTGGTGGAGAACTTTTAAACTTTGTTGGGCAACTACTTGGTTTCTTTACTTGTGAGGAGAAACCTTCTTGTGGAAAATTAAAGGAATGGAGTATTTGGGATGGACCAAGTTCAAACACCACACTCAACTTTACTAATCTTTTTAATAAGGTGCAAGAGTTTGCATCAAACGCACAACCAATCATAAATCCAAACACTTTTAATTATGATTTAGATTTTTCTGATATTTTCCAAGACAACTGTAATCTTGGCCCAGTTCTTTGTGGACCTCCATCTGTTGTATTCTGGGGCGGAGGAGGTCAAAGAGCAGCAGCAAATGCAGTCATCAGTGCAACCGGCGATATTCTTGGTATTGATATTATTTCTTCGGGATTTAATTATGTTAATCCGCCTTATGTGCGCTTTGAAGATGCATGTGGAAATGGTTCTGGTGCTGTGGGAACAGTAGTAATCGGTCCAGTTTCTGAGCAACCAGATGGAACTTATGCTTCAGATCCAAATGGAACAACGAATGGAGTTACTGGAGTTGTAATTGAGCAATCGGGAACTGGATATCTTCCATCACCAAATGGAGATCTTGGTGGTGATGGAAGAGTATGGGCTACAAGATGTCAATCGACCATTCAAAGAGCAGATGGAACATGGGATACTCCATATGACCCAGGAGAAATTATGAACGTTCGTGTTGGGGATACTGTTCAATT